TAGACCTGTAATAATAGCAATGTCGCTCTACATAGCCACCAGTGTACTTGTTCCCCGCTTCGCCACCAGGCCTACAAACCTTGAACCCGTTGATGATATTGTTGCATTCCTTGTCTCTCAGCGAGGTTCTATCATGCCTGGAACAATTGTGATGGGTCTACTTGTCCTCGCCTCTAACTATGTTGACACTGAATTCTTTTAAAATATTCTCTCGTGACATTAAATTTTTCGTGAATGTATGATCCATATAGGTGAGTCTTTTAGAATACACATCTTCCATGAATTCCAAGAGTTGGTCGAAGTTCGGCTTCCCCCAGATCATTCCCTTTTTGAAAAGGAAATCATCATTTTCCAACTCTTGAAGTTCACAATCAATCATATAGGGCGAATGAAGATATTCACTTGGACCACCATACGTTGTAGCGATCACAGGTTTATCTCTGATGGCTGCTTCGATTGCACCCATACCAACACCTTCTGAATTTGAACAGTTTACATAACAGTCACCACGACTATGTATCGTATTCATTTCATCCTCAGAAATCAGTCCATTAATGACTTCTACTCTTTTCATATCAATGCGAACATCTTCTCTACAGGTAGACTTCACAAGTAATCGGGTGTCTGGTTTATCCAAACGAACAAACGCTTCGAGAATCTTTCTGAAATTCTTCCGTGGATCTAATATGTTTCCAATGTGATAAAATGTATAGGGTTCTTGTGGAATGTATGCATGAATAATGTAAAACTCCTTATCAGGGAATTGTGCAGTTAGAACTCGTTTACAGAATTCACTCGGAACAGCGATACGATCAAAGTGGTCAAATAGTTTTCCATAATCCTCATGAACAGTTTCTGTTTCACACACAGTCATACATATGACGTTCTTACACTTAGACTTGATGGACGGTATATGTTCAAGCACACTATCTATCGGGATAGCAAATATAAATGCCTGATCACACTCGGGTATTTCTTGATTATATATATAGTATTCACTACCAGGGAAAAGATCCATGTATTTCTTGGTATGTTGACCAATACCACTTAATAATGTTGGTCCGATGAATATCATTATATATAAAGATAATCTTTCTTTTATATATATAAACATGGAAGCTCTTAAGGAAGAAATCCGCGTCGAGATGAACTCTGTTCGCGTCGACAAGAAAAAACTGTACGGTATCATTCTCAAGATGGTTGACAGTTGTGGAGGTGGTGCAGGGACCGTCGTTGAAGGTCCCCCCGGCCCCCAGGGCCCCACAGGTCCCGCAGGTACCACAGGCCCCGCAGGCCCCGCAGGCCCCGCAGGTCCCGTAGGTCCCGTAGGTCCCGTAGGTCCTAAGTCCCCGACTGTTACCGTTGAGACGCAGACCCCATCTAGCGATACCAAAGTGAAAAAGGTGGTAAAGAAGTCATCCGTAGCTTAAAGATTAACACATACACTCTAATACAGTAGCTACCATAGCTCAATCGGAAGAGCGTGAGCCTTGTAAGTTCAAGGTAGGGGGATCGAAACCCTCTGGTAGCATTTTTCCAATTAGCTCAGTTGGTTAGAGCACAGTGCTTATACTTTGTATATCTACGTAGAGTTAAATCTATATAAGGCACGCTGGGGTCACGGGTTCGAACCCCGTATTGGAAAACATATCTACACCATCGGTGCTGGACCACTCTTGTTCACCATGTAGATGAATCCACCCATGATAGCCAATATGGCCATAATGAGGTACCCAAATGGGTACTTCTTATTCTCCTCTACTGGTTTATCGGGTAATCTCTTAACATTCATGTTGAGTACTTCAATCTTATTCGTAAGTTTTTCAAGAGCTTGAAGTATTTGGACATTCTTATCTCTTGGCTTTTCCTTTGGATCGACGGTAGTGAGTTCGACAATCATATACCATGTACATGATGGTTTTATGAGAGTATAGGTATTGTTATCACGCGATTCATACATTCTAAAATGTAACTGTTTAATCGTGATTGGATTGAAATAATTTGTTTCACGTGGATAACTTTTCCATTGTTTATCTGTCTGAATAGCTGTCGAGTCGTATGTGTACTGGCGTTCTAGTGGGATTCTCTCGAGTATCTGTCCATGACGTTCGTCGAGTAACTGTGCAGAACTTGGTATGTCGGGACACACGATATCTATATATTCTGCTATAGACGACTGTGCATTAGTAGCACTAGGATTAGATTCACCGACATCAGTGATGTAAAAGTCAACTACTTTTACACCAATGACCCGACTCATGTTCTCTACGTGTGCATTTGATTCAAGAGACAAGTTCAATGAGAACGTGTTATTAGTCCCATTGATATATTTCGAATCGATGACCATGTACTGGACTTTCTTTGGTAAATCGTCAAGAGACATTCTACAATAAGTATATAGTTTTATTCACCTAAGTTTGACAGAATGATGGTACTTCCAAGATGAATTCAACACTCAATACATTCAAAGATCTCCGACGTAATGCTTTCGTCATGCATGGAAATGTTGATACGTACGATGTCATAATCAGCGACATCGAGAACATGCTAAGGGAGGATGACGAGCGTGACTTGAATGATGCATTACTTCACTCGTTGAAGCAGGAGTACGAGAACATGGATAAGTCTGTATGGTATCATGACCATTTCAAAACCTGGGTCCATCTCCCGAACCGCCAAGAGTGTGAATGGTTCTCAATTGAAGACCGTCTAAGGTATTCACAGTGTCGCATCGAGATGTTTGACCACCTTGAATCCAAATTCAAAAAACGTACATTCCCAAATCTCACAGAGCGTCTGAGTTTTTTTTAAGTAGTAGCAACAACTATTGTAATGGAGTAGAATAAAGAATACACGACTCTAATTAATATAACATGTCTCAAGCAATTGGTATCGATTTAGGAACTACATATTCATGCGTCGGTGTTTGGCAACATGATCGTGTAGAAATTATCCCGAATGATCAAGGTAACCGAACGACACCTTCGTATGTAGCCTTTACAGATGATGAACGTCTCGTCGGTGATGCTGCGAAAAACCAAACTGCTACGAACCCACTCAACACTGTCTTTGACGCAAAACGTCTCATTGGGCGGAAGTTTTCTGATGAGAAGGTTCAAGATGACATGAAAAACTTATCGTACAAGATTGTTCCCGGGGTAGGAGACAAGCCGGTGATAAGTGTCGATTTCCATGGGGAGACGAAGCAGTTTACACCCGAGGAAATTTCTTCAATGGTATTGACCAAAATGAAAGAGACTGCTGAATCCTACATGGGTGTGACGATCACGGATGCAGTTGTCACTGTTCCCGCATATTTCAATGATTCTCAGAGACAGGCTACGAAGGATGCTGCAGTTATCGCTGGCCTAAACTGTATCCGTATAATCAACGAACCTACTGCTGCCGCTATTGCTTATGGATTGGACAAGAACAAGGATGAAGATAAGAATGTACTCATTTTCGATCTTGGTGGTGGAACCTTCGATGTATCACTACTGAACATTGAGGGTGGTATCTTCGAGGTAAAGGCGACTGCTGGAGACACACATCTCGGTGGTGAAGATTTCGACACTCGCCTCCTTCGACACTTTTCTGATGAGTTTAAGCGAAAACACAAGAAGGATTTAACTGGAAATCCTCGGTCTCTTCGCCGTTTGCGAACCGCGTGCGAACGTGCAAAACGTACACTCTCATCAACGTCTCAAACATCTGTCGAAATCGATTCCCTTTTTGAGGGTATTGATTTCTTTACGACGATCACTCGTGCTCGTTTCGAGGAATTGAATGGTGACCTGTTCCGAAAATGTATGGAACCCGTTGAACAGGTACTCCGTGATTCGAAGATGGATAAGATGAAAGTTGACGAGATTGTTATGGTTGGTGGCTCTACCCGAATTCCCAAGATTCAGCAGTTGTTATCTAATTTCTTCAATGGGAAGGAGTTGAACAAGTCGATCAACCCTGACGAAGCGGTTGCATATGGTGCCGCCGTACAGGCTGCAATTCTTTCTGGTGTAGACAACACTAATGTTCAGGATATCTTACTTCTCGATGTCGCACCGGTCTCTCTCGGTCTCGAAACTGCTGGTGGTGTTATGACCAAACTTATCGAACGGAACACTACCATCCCAACGAAGAAGGAACAAGTATTCTCGACCTACGCGGACAATCAGACTGGTGTCCTTATCCAGGTGTACGAAGGTGAACGCCCCCGAGCGAAGGATAATCATCTCTTGGGTACGTTTGATTTGTCTGGTATCCCCGCTGCTCCCAGGGGTGTTCCGCAGATTAATGTATGCTTCGACATCGATGCGAATGGTATCTTAAATGTTACTGCGGAGGATAAGGCTTCTGGGAAGTCTGAGAAGATTGTCATCACTAACGACAAGGGTCGTCTTTCCAAGGAGGACATTGAGCGTATGGTACAGGATGCGGAAAAATACAAGGATGAGGATGAGGCATTTGAAAAAAAGGTTAATGCGGTAAATGCATTGGAATCTTCGGCATATGGTATGCGTAACATGATTGAAGGTGAAGAATGTACACTGAGTGACACCAGCAAGGCTCTGCTCAAGGAAAAGATTGATGAGACTATTCAATGGGTTGACAATAACCGATCTGCTGAAGTTGATGAGATTGAACACAAGCAGAAGGAGCTCACTGATCTTCTGAACACGTGTCAGGAGCAGCCTGACGAAGTGAAGGGTCCTACCATTGACGAAATGGATTAAATATTCGTATATATAAATGCCAACTGTTAAACAGATTGGAAATTCAAAAAAGAAATTGAGAGCTACCCCCAGACCAAAGGGTAACAAGCCTAAACTCCCAAACAGATTGACCTATATCATCATCATGGCGGATCCTAAAACGAAGCGTGACAAGGCGTTTTTGAAGACTGTTCGCGAACACATGAACGGTCGTAAATAAGTATCAGTTTTTATAAATGAGTCTATTATTTCTCATTCATAAAAAATTTGTATTA